TCATCAATGATGATCCCAAGATCCCGCGCCTCTTGACGCATGCGATCCATGCCTGCGCTGCCCTCGCGCAACAGGTTGACCATGGCCACGCCCTCGCGCCCAAACAGGGCCGCAGCTGCGGCCGCGCGCTCGGTGGGATCGGCCAAACCAGCGATCTGATCGGCCACCTGCTTCATGGACTCATCAAGACCAGCCGAGGCCAATTCGCCCGCGTCCAGCCCCAACTGTTTGAGCATCTTAGAGGCCGCGCCGCCACCTTGCTGCGCCTCCCCCAGCCGCTTGTTAAACCGCTCCAGAGAACTATCCAGCGCACCCTGTGCCACACCTGCGCTCTCGGCAATCGTGCGGTATTCCTGCAGCGCGTCGGTGGTCAGGCCGATCTTGTCAGCGGTTTTGCCAATGTCATCCAGCGTCGAAACCGTCCGCTGCAGCTTGCCAATCACCGCCCCCGCGCCAAGCGCCGCGATCAATGGCCCCATCCGCTTGGCTGCAAACCCAAGCGCGTCAAAGCGTTTGGAGGTTGTGGACAGATTGCGCTGTGAGCGGGCCGCAAACCTCTCCACCCGGCGAATATTGCGATCCATCGCACGTGCAAATTCACGGTCTCGCGCCGCCAGCACGATATTCAGTCGCTCAAAGTCTGTTCCGCTCATCCGTAAAGCCTCACCAATTCGTCTACCTCGGCCTTGCTCGGCGCAGTCCCGCCGGGCTTCATCGCTTGCGCTTGATCCTCATAGCCGCGCTTGATCAGCAGCCAGTCACGCGGGCACATTGCCCGCACTTGGTCCGGCAGGATCCCCAGCGGCGCTGCGCTGCGGATGATCCGCCTCACGCTCCAAGCGCGGGATCGGTCTTTTTTTCGGGTTCATCCTCTGGCGGGACGTCTGGCTCATCGCCGCCGCCCTCGACACTGTCAGGCATGAACGCCACGCCGATCAGCCCCTGCGCGATCTGATAGAGGAACAGGTTTTGATCCGGGCCAAGGCCCGCCACGAGACCATCCGCCGCCGCGTCCAGCATGCCGCCGCCGACAAGCCCCAAGGCCACCATGTCGCGCACCTCGCGCGCGTTTGGCTTCGCGGATCGGCCAAAAAAGCCATCCCACACGTCAAAGATCCCCCGGTGCTGATCCTCAAACCGCTCAATCTCTGCATTCCGCAGAACCAACGGGCGCGACGATCCGGCCAATTCCTCGACCAGACCGCCCCGGGGCGCTTGTGCCGCGATACCCATGGATTAGGCAGGCGCCATGGTGGTGAATTGCACCGCGCCGTTGCTGGCGCCGGTGATCGAGAACGTTACTGTGCCATCATCGCCCAGCTGCAAGGTGATAGAAAAAACGCCCTCATATGTGCCCCAAGCGGGCACAACCAGCTGGAAGGTGTCTTCCATGCTGTCACCATGCACCGCCGTTTTCAGAATCTCCTCGGCGGCGTCGTTGACCACACGGCCATCGCCGGAAAAGCCAATGCTACGCACACCATCCAACGATTTTGCCCACAGCGGCCCCTCGGGGTTCATCGCGTCCGGCACCGTGGCGTCAATGCGCTCGCCATTGATGTCCAGCGACTTGCCGGTGATCCCGGTCAAGGCGATGAACCCGCCCGCACCGTCAGAGATTTTCAAGAGCCACGCGCGGCCCACTTTCGGTCCAGACATGCCGGATCCTCCTTTATTATTCAGATTGAAAGGGAAACCACCCCGCCGGGCAGCATCAGGCGCTAAGGCGCACAGTCAGGGCCACGCGGCCCTCATAGGATTTGCCGTCCCGGGCACGGTCTACGGCCCAGGTCTGCACCTCCACATCCACGACAGTGAAACCGTCGCAAATCAGCGTTTCAGAGCGATGCAACCCGGCTTGGATCGCCTCGCAGATCCGCGCGGCCTCCACCCGCCCACCGGACTGACCGGGGCGGGAATGAACGACCAGACCAGCCTGCACTAATGCGCCTAGCGTGCCGTCGGTGTCATCTGCCACCGGCTCAAGACGACCGAGGCGGATATAGGGAAATCCGATCCCCTCGCCCGGCTCATCCACCACCCGATCACCGACAATCCCGGTCACACCGGGATCGGCCAGAAGCGCAGCGATCAGCCCCGCCATGGTCGCGGTCACATATCCGTCAGCCACGACTTGCCACCTCTTTTGCAGCCTTGCGCACGGCGCGGCTTATGCGATTGCGAAACTTCTTGCCGAGGTATTGCCGGGTGCGCTGCACATGGTGGCTTCCTTCGGTGGTGCCCCGGTCGCCCTTCTTGCGGCCGTGTTCGACAGAATAGGCGCGGTCTTTGTCCGCCTGCGGCGCATCGGAGGCGATCACCACCACCTCGCCCACCATGCCGTTGTCATGGTATTCCGTGGTGATCTCATCGCGGGTTTCGCCGGTGGTATTTGGCGCCAACACGCGGGCCACCCGGGCGCCTTCCTCGGTGCTGGTGGCGATGGACTTTCGGACGTGGCGCCGCTGCGCATCCGGCAGCGAAGACAGCTTGCGGATCAGTTTTTTATGGCCCTCAACCTTCATTCAACCGCACCCCCGCGCTCCAGCAACAACTCGACGCATTCGCCGCGTCCTTCGGGATCAATCGGCGCGCCTTTGATGGCCCAGATCTGACTGCGCACCTTGACGCGATCCGCGCCGGTGATCCCCCACGCCGGGCTTGTCAGACTTGCGCGGATCCGCAGCGTCGCCGTCGCTGTATCCTCCAGCCGACCGGCTGCAATTTTCTCTTTGCCAGACGTCTGGCGCAGCCACCCCCGGGCAGAGAACAGCGGCACCCAGTCACCCGGCTGCAAATTTCCATAACGGTCACGACCGCCACCTGCGGCCATGCGCTCGACCAACACGGCATCGCGATACTTGCCCGCCCCCATGCCTACGCCCCGAACTCACGATAGGGCGCCAGCATGGCTTTCACCCCATAGGGCACCTCTGCCATGACACCGGGCGCGACCGCCTCGCGGTTTACATACCAATGCGCAACCAGCAGACGAATGGCCTGCAGCACACTTGACGGCCATCCCTCGGGAAATTCCTCATCCAAATCGCGCCGGAGGTGGCGAAGCACATGATCCTCGGCCGCGTCCATATAGCCTGTGATCAGAGAATCATGGCCCAGATCATCCTCGGGCACCCCAAGGTGCACTTTCATATTCTCCAGCGCGATCTGGGTCATTTCGCAGTCACCTGGCCTGTTGCGCCCCCTCCGGGCGCAGCCGCCTTAGCATCGGTGGCCACATCGGGGTCGGGCTTTGCAGCAGGACCGACTTTCAGATCCTCGACTTTCGTCGGCATAAGCGATTTGACTTTGTCCAATTCGGCCTCGGCTTCCTTTTTGCTGATCTCCTTCAAGGCCGGATCCTCGGCCTCGATCAGCGCCTTGATCACCTTGGCACCGTCCGCGCCCAGCTTGGCCTTTTCATAAACCCCGGGCCGCAGGGTGCCGATTTTGGTGTGGCGGGTTTGGCTTACTTTCACAAACACGGGCTTTCCCCCTTTGCGTTGAATAGAAAACCCGCCCGGATCACCCCGGGCGGGTCACGTCAGATCGACAAGCGGACAGATCAGGCGAAGGTGAAATCGCCAGCAACCATGGCGGCCGGGCGCTTGTGCGCCAACGCGGCCCGCTTGCGGGCTTTCATGGTCAGCATGTCCTCGACGAAATTCTGATCGTGTTCCGAGGAAATCAGCACTTCGGCCTCGCTGCGATCATAGTAAGTCGCGGCCATTTCCAGATCGCCGGTCAGCCATTCATTCTGGGTCATGGTGGCGCTTTCCACCACATCCTTGCCCCAAAGCATCGGCGTGGACTGTGCGTGCGGATTGCCGAAGATATAGCGGCCCTCTGCATCTTTCAGCAGGTCAATGGCCGCCCAATCCAGCGGGTTCAAAACAAAGGCGGTGGGGATGTAATCCGCCAGCACCACCTGCAGCACCGCAAGGCGCAGACGGTCGATCCGGGTCTGGTTCGGCAGACCTGCAGCCGCAGCAAAGCCGGTCGCGTTTGGGATCAGGCCGTGCAGGTTTTCACCAATGCCATCCCCTGCGAGGATCTGCTTTTCCTCCTCCAGATCCAGCCCATAGCGCAGCTCCACGTCGATCTCGGTCTGGAGTTGATCCGCGTCTGCCATGGTCTCCTCGGTGATGTTGGTCACAGCACCGATTTTCTTCACCTTGGCGTCCGATTTTTCCCAGCCAAAGGACGAGGCCGGATAGGTGCCGCCTTCTGCGATGGCTGCCGTGCTATCGGTGCGCAGCACCTGTTTGCGAAACGTCACAAGATTGGACCCGGTACGCCCACGGCTCAAAAGGTTGACGATCCGCAGGCGACGGCGGGCCATGTTCACTGGCGCGCGTTCTTCATCGCCAGTAATCAGGCCACCGCCAGACCCAGAGGCCGAGGTGATGGCATTGTTGACCGGGATCTGCAGGCTGCCCTTTGCACCGTTGTCCAGGAATGCCTTGATCTGCTCGCTCCCCTCGGCGAGCGCCGCCTGCCCCATGGTCATAATCGCAGCAGAACCACCGCGCCCCGTACCTGCAGCGACCGACTGCGACAACTCAAGGAGCTGTGCCGATTGCCCCTCCAGCTGTTCGGTGATCTTGTCCGCAGTTTGTTTCAGCGCAGTCTGCTCGGTCAGCAGCTGATCGGCCTGGCGCTTGGTCTGCTGCGAAACATCACCGGCCTGTTTGGCCTGTTTCAGCGCATCTTCTGCGGTCTGTTTCACCTCGCCATTCAGGCTGTCCAGTTTCTGGTTGACCTCGCGCAGCAGGCGCTCCGGATCCGCCGCTTCATTGCGCAAACCGGACAGCAGAACAGCCGAGGAGGGCGCAGCCGGGATCATTGCCGCCACTGCGATGGCGGGCATCATGGATTTTTTCATGTCTGATTTCCTCAGTTACAGTGAGTTGATTTTGATAAGCGCACCTTGCGCCCACGCAGCCACGGCAGCGCCAGACGTGCCGTTTGCGGGGGCAGCGCCTGACGTGCCCCCGCCTTTGATCGCCGCCACAAGATCGCGACGGTCAGATTTCGGAATGCGGATCCCACAGGCTAGAAAAAGATCCAGTTTCTTTTGCGCGGCCATGGGCGACAGGTCGGCGGAGGCTTGCGCGCTTTCCACCACATCACTGTCCAGCAACCCATCGGCAAACCCCTGCTCCACCGCAGCGCCACCGCCGATCCACGTTTCCCGGTCCAGCTGCTGCGCGATCTGCGCGACGGTCTGGCCGGTGCGGGCCGCGTAAACCTCGGCCGCCGCTTGGTCGAACGGCTCCAGCCAATCCGCCACATCGCGGAACGCATGGCGGTCGCCAGCGGCTGCAACCCATGTGTTATGGATCATCAGGAAGGCCGCCCGGCCGATCAGAACCTGATCACCGGCCATCGCGATCACCGACGCGGCAGAGGCGGCCATCCCAAGGATCCGCACCGTCACCTTGCCCTTGTGTTCACGCAAAAGGTTGTAGATGGCCAGCCCCTCGAAATAGTCACCGCCCGGGCTATTGATATTCACCACCACGTCACGATCCCCAATGGACCGCAGCGCCGCCGCGATCCGCTTGGACGTGACACCATCGCCCCACATATCCGCGCCAATCGGATCCAGTACCGAAACGGTGGCCACCTCGGGACCCTCAGCGGTAGCGGCCCGCAGATCCGGGTTCCATCGCTGCGCCGCGCTTGGCGTCAGGTTGCTGGAAACACCGGGGCGGCCCGGAATTGTAGCGCGTGGAAGATTGCGATTTCCCATGGATTAGTCCTTTCCCAGATCCTGAATTGGAAGCATGGCGCCCTGCGCCAGCAGGTCATTGGCCGAGGGATCCGAATGGGGCGGCAGGTTCAGCTTGGCCCGCCGCTCATTCGCGGTCATGGTCGCAGAGCTTGCCATTTTGCTCAGAAACTCGCCCTTGGCCTTGCTGTCCATTTGCAGCAGCGCCTCGCGGTTAAACTCGACAAACCACCGGCGGCGGCGTTCGCGCGGGATCAGGTCCAGACGCGCCTGCGCCTCGATCTTGCGCAGGCTTGGGTTTAGGCCCAGCGTCAGCCATGACAGCATGATCGCCTCAACACCGCTGCCCCACATGGTCTGACCTTGCGCCGCGTGCCCCACGATCACCGGCGGCGTCCCAAACCAGCGGCACACGTCCTCGACATTGAACCGGCGCGTGTCCAGCAGCTGCACATCCTCGGGGTTCATCTGCAGCGGCTGAAACTTCAACCCCGCCTCCAACGCCATGATCTTGCCGCCGTTCTTAGAACCTCGGTAGGTCTCCAGAATGCGCTCCAAGGTCGTCCTCTGGGGGTCCGTCAAGGTCTGATCAGACGTGACCACACCGCTGGCCATCAGGCCCGATTTGAACACCTCACTGGCTGAGTTATCCGCCGCCACGGCAGCCCCAAAGGCATTCGCCCCATATTTGATCGCAGACAGGCCAAGGCCCGTCCCAGCCCCGAAGCCACGCACATGAAACACCTTCTGCGCGGGCAGCACCTCGCGCTTGCCGCGATCTATGAACGAATATTCAAACTCTCCATTCGGCAGGCGCCGGGGTGTGACACCCTGCAACGGCCGCAAGCCCACCAGCCGGTTGCCGATTTCCAATCGCTCCGAATAGCCGTTGCCATTCAAAACCGTTTGGGCGGCCATGCCCTCCCAATAATCAACGGCTGTCATACCCGGGCACGGCGAAACCGTCAGGATCTCTGACAGGTCGGTTTCAATACGGTGTTTCGATCCGTCCGGCTGGCGCTCATAGACAGCCAGCGGCAGCGTGGCGACCGCCTGCGCATTCTTGCGCACACAATCAAACGCGGCCGAGATTGTCATGGCAGTGGATTGGCCCACCGCAACGCCCGAGACAGTCACCGACGCGGCTGCATCGTTTGCGTTGACCCAACCAGATTGCCCGGCTGCAAGTTCGTTTCGCACGGCCCGGGCGGCCGCTTTGATTAGTCTCGCTGCGATCATATCACCAACACCGGATTGCTTAGGAAATCATCCAGGCCGCCACCTTTGGCGACCGGATTGCGACTCATCAGGAAGACCGCGTTAAAAATCCCGATCAGAGGATCAATTTTCGCGCGGCCCGACACCGCCTTTTCAACCGCGACCGCGTTCCCGCGATCCACGGTTTTTGCATTGCCCACGCACCAAGTCAGCATTTCCTGACCGCAGGACACGAAAGACCCATCCCGCAGCTTGCGCTCCAAGCCTTGGATCGCGGGAGACAGGCGCCAGCCTTGGCTGATAGAGGACAGCAAATCATCCTGCATTTCTTTGGCCACCAGTTCATCGACCAGCGCCGTGATCCCGGCGGGATCCAGACCGATCCCGTATTTCTCAGGGAACAGACCGGCCTTGTGGATCCGGCTGCAAATTTCGGCCACCTCACGCAAATCCTGCGAGGCGTCATCGCACAGGATCACATCACCCTGTTTCGCGAAATCCTCCAACTGGCTGGCAATGTCCTGGCGCCGCTTTAAAACCTCGGGCTGTGCCCAGGCGCGCGCCCACCCGTACCATCGCCGTGTTTCCTGGTGGCGCCCCACCAACCCCAGCCCCAGAAGGTCATCCAGACCGCCGCCGTCGATCCCGGCCGTGATGCAGTCAGATTGATCCAGCAGCTGCTCCAGCGTCACCTGCGGCACATCAACCGGCCAGACCGTCGCACCGATCCACGTTTCCGCGTGGGTGCCCATGCCGATCTGAATATTCAGATGCTGAGTGGCCCAAACCAACTCCTCATCAATCCCCTTGGCCTCGGCCATGCGGTAGAGGTTCATCAGGCGATCAATGGTGATGGATCGGCCGAGGTTCGGCAGCACCATCGGCCACAGGCGCGGATCCCGCCACGCCTTGTCCTTGCTCTTTTGGATCGCCTCGGGGAACTCATAGAGCATCGCCAGAAGGCGGCCGCCCTTGTGCTTTCCGTCGCGCACCTCGCGGGCGTATTTCAGTTCCTGACGAAACACGCCCTTTGGCGGCTCATCGCTTTGCGTGGTGATGACCAGCAGCAGCGTGTCCGGCTGGGTGATCATCCCGCCGCGTAGCTGCGCCAACACCTTGGCCGCGTAGGCGTTGCCGCCCAGCACGTGCAATTCGTCAATGATCACCAATTTCGGGATCTTGCCCGTCACCACCTTGCGATCAAACGACTTGACCGCCAGCGTGGCGCCGGTCCAGCGATCCACGATTTCCTGCGTGCCCTCGCGCACGTTGAAACGGTCCTGCAGGTAACTGCGACCCGTTTCGGGATCCTCGGGGTCTGCCTCAATCATCCCCGCCATCTGGCTGAAACAGGTATCTGCCACGTCCTTTGTGGGACCGACGATCATCATTGTGGCGTTAGGCGTTTGGTTCATCAGCAGCGCCGTGATCCCAAGCGCCGCTGAATTGGTGGTTTTGCTGTTTTTCTTTGGGACGAGGCAAAAGATCTCGCCCACCCGATTTTCGCCGGTCTCAGGATCTCGGCTCCCAAACGCGGCACGCACCAGCGCCCGGAACCAATCGCCGCAGGCGGTTTCCATGCGCGGCTGCCCCAGAACATCAGGCAGGCGCAGTTCATTAAAAACATCCACCGCCTTTTCGGCCGCCGCTTCATCCAGCGGCAGATCTGGGATCGGCGGCAACCCGGCCTTTAGCCGGTCCTCCCAATCGGGGCAGGCAAAATCAAACGGCATTTATTGCAGGATGCTGCCCCACCGGCCGGTGGGTTTTTTGGCGGCCTCGGCCAGCTGCTCTTTCTTGCCTTTGGCCGGGGTTTCCTCCTGCTCGGGCGTGGCTGCCTCGGGCTGCGTAGGGCGCAGAGGTGGAGCGGCGCGGCCCTTTTCTGCCATCGCGATCACACGATTTGCGGCCGTCACGTTGCCGTCGCGCATCCGCCGGTGGATCGCCAAAATCGCCTCTCCTTCGACCCGATCCGCCGCCTCGGTTAGCTCTAGGGAAAAATGATTTCGCAACGTCTTAACATCGCACCCCAGATAACGCGCAATCCGCTGCTGGGTCCAACCAGCCGCTGACAATGCAATGACAGCCTCTTGTTTTTCCTTAGTTTTTTTATACCCCGGGCGCCCCCAGCTTTCCTTGTTCTGTTCATATGGATCCCCCAACAGGTCACGGGGGCCGCCTTCCTGTTGAAAATCGTCACTCATAGGGAAAAAAAATCTCCAAATGCGGGGGAGTGCGGGTTCGCGCGCTCGAAGGTTTTAGACTTTTGACCTACCCCCCTGGGCACCGTCCCGGGCGGCGGCGTGTTCGGCTGCCTGCTTTTCAGTGTCATGGAACCGCTTGCACACGGCCTGCAGATTGCATTCATCCCAGAACAACGCGAGGTTTCCCCGATGCGGCTCTATGTGATCCACCACCGGGCTGTCTGGCGCTGGCGCCTTCCCGACGAGCAAGTGCGGCACGGCGCAGCCCTGGCACATCCACCCGGCCCGGGTCAGGATAACCAAACGCAAATCACGCCAGCGCTTTGTGCGGTAGAGACGGCGCAGATTGTTGCCCTCGACACGCGCCCGATCCCGGGCACGCTCCGCCTCGGCACGGTCCACGAAGCCCACGACGCGCGGGGTAAAGCCCAAGCGCCGGGGCGGTCCCTTCAAGCGCGCCACAGGATCACCTCATGTCTGGAATAGAAAACCCGGCGCCCAAGGGGCTGCCGGGTGGCTGACGCACCTTTGCGCCGTTGTTCATAGGTATGTCCGAGACGGTCAGTTTGTGTCAAATCGTTTTCTTGGCGGCAGGCGCATAGCCCATTTCCAACGCGATCAGATCCAGCGTTTTCAGCACGGCATCCCGCACCTTGTTGCGGTAGGACGTGCGGGCGGGCCAACCGTGGCGGCGCAGGATTTCATCCATACTGAGACAGTCCACACACGCCAGACAAAGCGCGTCAAACACTTTTACACTATAGCGATTGGCCGTGCGGCGGCGCACGGACAGCGCCACACGCGGCACCCGATTGGCGCGGGCCTTGCGGCGATCCAATGGCCAACCGTTCGCCATCGCCTCAAAGTCGCGAAGACGCGCAGCGTGCTTTACGCGGGTGGTGGCGCCACCGTCTGAGATTTCGCCCTTACTGTCCGATCCCGCGAAATTGGAACCGGGCACAGCGCCCAGCCGCTCCGCTGCATCTACAATCATCTGCGCCACCACTAGGCGCGGGTCAGCTGGGTCCATAGAAGACAGCAGACGCGGCAAGCTGCGGCGCGCCGTCCTGTAGCCTAACGGCGTCACACGCTCGGCCTTGCCGCCCGGGATCGACCGGGACAGCTCCACCAGCTGCACCGGGGCACCCTGCAGGGTTCCGGGCAGCCGGGCACCGACACCCCTGCCCGCTTGCATTCGACGCACACCGGCCGCCTTCACCAGCTGCAAATTCATATTCGACAGATAGAGGGCAGCGCGCCCCAACTCAGATCCAGTCAACACGGCAAAACCTCCAGATATAGGGTAGATCCGACCTACACCCCCAACATGATGCAAATGATTGGGATTAGCCCCAGCCCTATGGGATTAGAATGGGATCAGCATGGGATCAGTGAACGTTGATAAGGGACTGTTTTTATTCACAAATACATCACAGAGGGATCACTGGGACCAATTTTCGCGCCTGACATGCGCGACCCTTTGGCGCCACCCCGCACCCCCTTTTCACGTAATAGGCGAAGCCCAGAGAATTGGTCCCAATGATCCCAAACCGCACCAGCGCTCATTTATCTCGTTGGAAAACAACGGAAATTCATCGGGACTACCGCGCAAATATTGCCCTCACATCAGGGATCAGTGGGACCAGTGGCGCGCGCATGACCTCATTAGAGTGCAGGGGTACGGGGATTTGCAGTAGCCTTGCACGGCCGGATCCCTCCGCCGCAGCCGTCGCCGCTCCGCTTTCGCCACACCCAGGGGCGCAGATCCCACGGGATACAGCGAGCGCGGAGGCGCAGGTGTTGCGGGATCGGCCGAGCGGGCGCATAGTCGCGCCGCATTGAACAGGAGAAGATTGCCCTATGATCCGCTTTCCTCTGGCCACATTGACGGCCGTTGCTCTGACCCTCACCGCCTGCAAAGATGACAGCGAGACCAAGGCCGGGTGCAACAAACCAGCTGCCTATGAGAGAGCCAAGGCAGAGGTGAAACGAAACCTCAAATCCCCGTCCACTGCAGAGTTCCCTCCGCTTCCGAGCGGCCCGCTCTACTCGAACGGTCAGGTGATCATTTCCGAAGGTTCCGCAATCTGCCAGTTTAGGGTGTCAGCATGGGTAGACGCACAGAACGGATATGGCGCGATGCTACGAAGTAATTTCACCGTGACCCTTACGCACAACCCGACCTCCGATGATTGGCACATCAACGAAACATCGATCGCTGCAAGATGACCGCACGATTGGCGGCCGGGCAATTCATCAGGTGATAAACCGACCTCGGCCACCAATGTGGCCAAGTAAAAGCGGATCATAGGTCAATCGGCATCAAAGAAGCGCGGGCTGCCGATCATCTGGCGCGGGGTGCGGGTTAGCTGCCAGTAATCAGATAAACCGACATAGTTGATCACGTGGTTTCATCATGGACGGGCGGTGGCGTCGCAGTAGACCTCAGTCACAGTGACTGGCACCATGCAATCTTTCTAGCGGACGCCGCATCTGATCACCGCCGCCAGATGACGGGAGGCAGCCCAAGCAAGACATTCGTACCAAGCGCAGCGACGGACCCGCTGTGGGCGAGAAGTGCTTTCCAAACGCGGAGCTTGCGGGTCACCCAGCTGACCAAAAAGATGCTGCGCCCCGCTCGAAGGTCGGCGGGGCGCAAAAGCAGTCTTTATTAAACTGCAATGTATGGCCGCGTTTCGCTTAAGGTGCAGTTCTTTGCAACCATTGCCGCCTATCTTATCACGTTTGTACGGGGCCTGAATATTCTGGAGATTCCCCTGCTATAATTAGACTGTTGCCTTCAGTACTTTTCTTGGTGAACCTTGGCGCTGCGAAACGTAAAATTCGAATCGCACTCAGAACTTAAAGAACGACTTCGCCGCATGGCAGATATCCATAGGCTTAACTTTTGACAAATCCCCTCGTGGAAATTGCCATCTTTAGGTTGTGTTGCATACTGTCAGTTCTTAGCTTTGGACCTGCAACAAGCGCCATCTCAAATCTAAGTCATTCTTTTCTGAAGCTGTGCGGCTACGTAGAAAGTACAAGTTACTTTGCTGCGGAAGCGTAATCCGCTCGCAGTTGGTGGGAGCGGTCGATGCACCGACGCCAGACGAGCTGTAGCTTATACTGCTACACGCACCTGAGTGTTCTGCTGAGGCTAAAAGCACGTCTGGGCTAAGGATAAAGTTGATGAGTTCCATGGAGAGCGTGCTGTCTTTTGCATCACTTGGAATGACGAGGAGATCGACCCAGAAATTCGAACCTTCAGTCGGAGTAACATATCGATATACGTCATTCACCGCACTATCAGGAGCCACGCTCAAGCCGTCCGTGCTCCAGGTAATCGCCGCGCAAATTCTCTGGTTGGCGACATCATCAAACTGATCAGTGTTAAAGGAGCGCACGAAGGGTGCAATCTCGCGAATTACTTGAAAAGCTGCGTCAATATCTTCAGGATCAAATGAATTGGGGTTCTTGCCAAGGTAAGAGAGCGCCGCTGGCACAACCTCCTCGACTGAATCCACAATTGTGATACCACAGTCTGCTAGAGCCTCTGCATTGGCAGGATCAAAGATTAGAGCCCAACTATTTAACGGTGCATTGGGAAGTCGGCGCAGTACCTCTTCCCGATTATAGACGATCCCGGTGGTCCCCCAAAGATATGGAATGGCATAGTCATCGATGTTCGGAACTGCTTCGCGTAGTGCCGCATGCATCAGCTCTGATGCATCCTGCATTGGCTTGGGGGATCGCTCAGGCAGGGGGAGTACTGCGTTCTTGGAAATCAGACGATTAATGGATTCTGACGTGACGATGGCGACATCATAGCCTGTGGCTCCAGCCAACAACCGTCCCTCCGCCTCGTCCGCTACATCGTAGGTATCGACGACTAGGTGTTTCTGCGTTTTTTCCTTATACTTCGGAATGACCTCAGGGTCGATGTAACCACTCCAATTGTAGAGCAGCACTTCCTCTGCGTGTGCAATCCCATAGATCGATAGCATGGTTGAAATAACGCACACCCAAATGCGTCGTTTGAAAGATTCTCTCATATCAACTGCCCTCCCGTAGATACACTAACGGTATCAGTTTTTTCGATTTCCTTTACCACTTTGCTCAATGCCCCAGCTAGTTTTGTGGCATTAACCGGCTTTGAGACATAGTCAAACATACCGGCGGCAAGCGCATCTTTGATATCTGATGGGCTGTCATTTGCAGACACGCCAATCACATGAATACCTGATATCAGTTCTTTCTTTTCCATATCCTTGATGCGACGTGTAGCATCTAGACCATTCATTTCCGGCATCCGAACGTCCATAAGAACTACCTCCGGCTGCACTTCTTTTACCATTGAGAGCGCTTCAAGTGGCGAGTTTGTGCTACTTGCCGATACACCTAATTTATTTAAGATGCGTTCTGCAACGAGGACATTCACCTTGTTGTCATCCACGATCATGACCTTCAAATCCTTGATTTTATCATTGGCAGGTTGTGTGATAGCGGCGACCTGCAAATCAGCCGCATCCGCCCGAAAGTAAAAGGTGAAAGTGGTTCCAATACCGAGTTCGCTCTCACAGAGAATATCGCCCCGCATCGACCGAGCGATGGCCCTAGAAATCGAAAGACCGAGCCCCGTGCCATCATACTCCGTTGAAAGCTCATCGTGCGCCTGCTGAAACTCTTCGAAAACTGCTTCCATTTTGTTCGGCGCGATACCGATACCCGTGTCTGCTACTGTAAGCTTCACTCGCACCTGCTTGCCGACCTGCGTCGCAGATAAAGAAAGTGTAATGGTGCCGTTTCGTGTAAACTTGATGGCATTGCTCAACAGATTATTGATCACCTGTCGAAACTGTCCACTTCGGGCCTGAATCCAAACCGGGCCAGACGCTTGTTCGTATTCGAACAAAACTTCGTTCCCTTGTCGCCTTGCAGTTGCATCGAACATCGCGATGACCTCTTGGCAAATCTCTTGAGGTTGAAAAACCGACTCTTCTTCATCGTCCCCAAGGGCCTCGCCCCGTGACGTCGAGAGGATATTGTTCAACAGCTGCAACAGCCCATGGCCGCTCTTGTTGACCAATTTGATCGTTTCGCTTTGCTCAAGTGTCAAATTTGAACCTGAAAGTGTTTCCGTCAGGCCAATAATACCGTTTAATGGTGTACGTATTTCATGACTGATAGAGGCTAGAAACACTGTTTTCGCATTGGAAGCGTGCTCTGCACGGTCACGTTCGCCTAGCAATTGCCGGTGGGCAGTCAGAACAGACTTTTCCATCGGCAGGTAGACAACCCACACCGACAACAGAATGCCAACACAAAACAACAGTATGGAACAGACAGTGTAGATTATCGCCCGCTGATGTGCACGCTGGGTGTTTTCAACCTCTTGCTGCCGAATGCTGGAGAACACACCCATTAGCCTATTCACAATCTCTAGTGAAAGTGATGATATCTTTACTATTGATCGTGCATCTGGCGGGTTTTGGTTTTCATTTAGCATACGAGCGAATTGCAGGACCTGCTTGAAATCGGAGATCGGGTTCAGGGCAACCTGCGTCAGGGTCGCTAGGTTTTTTTTATAGAACTCCTCATTTTCAACAGCGGTGTCGATAACCCCTAGAGCGCCCGTTGCTCTTTCGCTTGCGCGGCGGATATTGCTCTGAGCCACAAAGGCCTGCTGTGAAGTCGGCCGCTGTGTGAGCACCCCGAACGCTACCGAAAGCTCCGATAAGGACACCAAAGCCATGTCGATGGCCGCTAAATTGTCTGCCTTTGTTCTTTCTACTTTCCGCGCGGTCACAGTCCCGGCCACTGACAGAAAGGCAAAGAGTATCAGAAAGCCTAAAGCGAGGAGGCTACGACGGCGCATATATCCTTTCGTAATCACAAGGTCTGACACTGTTTTAGCCCATGGTTATCGTGTAGCAAATTCTTGCCTAGTTCGAGGTGATTAAGGAAAACTTAAGAGGCGTAGCGTGGTCTATCATCCTGAGGGGAACAAACTGCTTACAGACGAGAACGCGCCCATTGTGGCCCTGGCTAAGAGCCTATTTTAGTTCAGCTTTGCGCGGCTCGTATTTCCGTCAACTGTCGCTTCCAGTGGCTCTGATGATGTGACCGCCCCTGACGGCATCGATGTGCCAAGGTGACTCTGCGATGGTCCACAGGTGAAGACCTGCGTAGCTCGTCCGTTGGCGAGAAATCAACTCTCTAACAATGGTCAAATTATCCTAAATCGTAGACGTCGCCTCTCTAGTTCAGCGCTTGAAGCAAACTCGCCTTTTGTATGAACACTATCCCTCATCCGGGTCTAGCTTATTTTGATAATGTGATTGCTAAGGAAGAGTCCCGACCTTTTTTTGAGACCGCTTGCACAGAAAAGCCGTATCTTGACACTGCGCGTGCGGTAAGCAGGGACCAATATCTGTGGCAGATACCGCGACTTTGCAAATGCCACTAACTGCGCGGAGCTGACACTCGCACAGTTTGTATGTGTGACAGTTTAGTGCGAATGTCGTTTGGATTGCACACACACATGTCGATATTCATTGCTAGGTAGTGTCGGTTTTCGGCGCCTAAGGGTGATGGTTTTGGTGTCGATCTGCAGTAGCACGCCGCGCCCCGCGCCGCCCTGCCAACGGATCCTTGGCATCCACCAATGCGCGGCACCGGGCACGGGCCTTTGCCTTGCACCCCTCGGCCGCACAGGTTTTGATCGGGCGCCGAACCGGGATCCCGAGGCGGGGTGCGGGGGTAAAACCAAAGGGTGCGACAGGGGTGCCGCAAAAATCACAGCGAGGCATCATGCAGCTACCTGCTCAAGCCCTTGGCCAGCCCACTGCAGTGCAGCCGCTTCCATCATGCCCGGAAATGACCGGCTGCGCAGCCGTGCCCGCTCTGCGCTGGGTGGCATACGGTGGATCTTGTTCCATCGCTTCCATTCGTCAGAATTGCGCTCAGGCTCGATCAGCATGTTGGTGGGCATCAAGGGTTGCAGATTGCGCAGATACCAGCCGGTTGATTTATAGACTGGCTCACCAAACCAGAACGGCTGCACCAAGTGCGGCCCGGGCAGATCGTGCGGCATGCGATCCCGTGCCAGATCGTTCATTTCGGGGTTTTCAATCGCGACCCGCTCGATTGGAGCATTCCAACAGGCGGTAAACACACTGACCCCTAGCTCAAATTCCTCCAACATGCTGGCAAGGGTTCTGCCTCTGGGCAGTTTCTTTGGGGGCGTCCATTTGCCCGGGCCAGACATCCAACGGCGGCCGGATCTACACAGGCGCGTGCAAGGCGGGTGCATGACCGCCAGCAGATCCCAGCCGTCCAGCAGGATCCCGTCCCGAATATCGCAGCGGATATGTCGGTTAGAACCATCCTCGGCCGCCTCCAGATCGCAGGACCAGACGTCATGCCCCAGACGGTCGAAAGCACGGCGGGCGATGCCAGAGGTTTCACAACCAACAAGGATTTTTAGCGGCCTAACGGATGCGTTCATTTCCGCGCCTCCAGCCGTTCCCGGTAAACGTCCAGACGGGTCAATGCATCCTGTTTCAGGCGCACGCCGCGATACACATAATTGCTGGATTTCACGCGCTCGAATGTCTCGCCATTTGGGCCTTTGATGGCGCCTACGCGCAGCAGCATCTGGTTCGACAGGTGGCGCGAGGTCCACGCGGCGTTGCCATTGTCCAGCTGCCACGCGTTAAAAGCGTCATTCATAATGCGGGCCATAACGTCATCCTCGGGCGACCCTGTGATTTCGCATTCGTCCTCTAGGAACTGGCGCACCGGGTCGCTTGTCAGGCGATAGTCGGCTGTAGCCTCCAGAATGGCCTCGGGCGGGCGCAGGCCGCCTTGCATCCAATCCAAGGCGCCCTGCACCATCCACGACAGGATCCCGTCACGCTCGGCCCAGAGTTTTTGTGGCAGCAGTGGATCCACTTCGTCCTGGGGGATCTGCTGGAGAAACGGGACGAGCATAATCCGGCGCCAAATGCCATCATCTGCACCGCGCACTTCGGGCCGATAGTTGCCGCCAATGGTCAGTTTGAACTCGGGCACCACCTCCACAAATTCCTGCATCATGCGGCGGATCATGATGGCCTCGCCGCCGGTGAGGGATTTGATAAGGGCTTCCTTCATCTTCTGACCCTGTTCCGGCTCAGAGGCGCGCACATAGCGGGCGCCGGGCAGGCGAACGAGATCAGGGGTGGCGTCGGATCCCTTGCGCTGTTCCGATCCGGTCAGCGTTTCAATCGGGATTGTGGTGCCGTAGTCGTCCATGATCCGACCGATCAGATCCATCAGGGTGGATTTTCCGTTCCGGCCGCCCCCAAACAGAAAGGCCAGCTTTTGCTCAGTGGTCAGCCCGGTGAGATTGTAGCCACACCACCGCTGCATAAAGTCGCGGATTTCGCGTTCCGGCAGGATACGCTTTAAGAAAGCAAGGAAGGTTGGACAGGTGGCGCCGGGATCATATTTGGCCCGCACCATCTTGGTGATCATGTCGGCGCGGTCGTGATCCTCCAGTTTGGCACGCGGCACCAGCTGCGCTTTTTCTCCCCACTCGGCGGCATGTTCATCCTCGACCATGGAAAACCGCAAAACGCCATTCTCGACACAGAGGGCCAACTTATCTGCATTCAGATCATCAACGCGCACGGCCTTGGCCGGTTGCGCCTCTTGCAGCATGTTGGAAATCTTACTGCTATTGCCCGAGGCTCTAGCGTGGTCACGGTGGCTTTTCCTGAGGCCCGCAATCGCCTTTTCGGCCGCAACGCCTTTCTCGCGGATCCCCTCCAATTCCTCCAGCCGCTCCGCGTCACCTTCTGCCCGGCCCTTCACCTTCACGCCGATCAGCTTGCGATATTCCGCCTTCACCTCGCGCCAGAGATCCAGCGCATCACGCTGCCAATCATCCAGCGCAACGAACGGTATTTCATGCAGTATGCGGTCAGAGATTTGTTGTGCGTCCCGGCGCACCAAGATTTCATCCTCATCAGCCTGCCAGCGACGGCCGTCCCAGCGATACCAACCGAGGCGCGGCACCCAGACGAAATCCCGCCCGAAATAGTGGATCAGGCGCTGCCCGTTGCCATAATCGGTCAGCGGAAAACTTGCACCTTTTGCCTCGGGCTTATCTTCCAGATAGGCATCATCCGGCGGGCTTTCTTCATGCGGAGGCAGTGGGCTGCCCCGGTCTTCCTTCGGACCGTCATCGCCCCGCGGCATGTCAGCAGCATCAGGGGTGCCCATGTCCACCTTTTCGGCTTTTGCAAATGCCGTGTGGATCCCGTTATCATTCGTCATTTTCGGGGGCCTTCCTTAGCATGTCATTCAAATCACGGCCGTGCTCGGCCTTCACAATCCAGCCCTGCAGCCCGGGTCGGTGGTGGGCTGCCCGGCGCAGACCAGACAGCAGTTTTGCGCGTGTGGAATTGGGATCGCTGTCACCGTCCTGGATAAACACAAGGCGAGTGATCCCCTCGGGCGGCAGCCAAGCATCGCCATCTTGCAGATCGGGCTGACCACTCCAACGGGCACCCGGCGTCTTTTCCATGATCCCGCCCATATTGCCGAGGTCCACCCCGGCCCAATAGACAGCATCGGTGCGGATCCCGGCCGTCAGGGGCGACAGTGTGGTTTCGATCCCCTCACCCATGATCATCAGACCCGTGTCATTGAACCGGGTCAGGCGAATGGCGCCGCCTTTTTTGGATCCGCGCACCAGCTTGGCAGGCCACGGCTTGCCCTTTTCGTCGCCCGCGCTGCCATCTGGCGCAACCACGCGCCGCTTGCGCCCGGTCCGGTCGGGGTCGAGAAAGGTCTGATGCACCGCAGTCACGCGGCCGTTGCGGTCTTGGATAGCCGCGATCATGCAAGGCCCATGAAACCAATCGACCACCCCCCGGCCCGCAAAATACTTGCGGTACGGATGATCCGGCGAGAACCGCAGCGTGGGCGGCCACTCAGGCAACCGGATCCCGCGACCGGCCAAATACGCCTCGACCGCGGTGCCCGCACCGGACCGCGCGGCGTGCCAGATTTCGCGAGCGTCTCGGATCGCCCTGGCGCGCGATTGCGCCGCATAGTCCGCCTGTTTGCGGGCCTGTTCCTCGGCCGCCGCGCGGCGGC